CGATATGCTAAGAAAATGATTAGACCTGAGTTCTATGGTAAAATCCATTGTAAAGACTTAAACTTAGTATAAGTTAAATCTTTATAAACTTAGTTGAAAAGCCCCCTATTTTTTAGGGGGTTTTTCTTTTACAATGATATTTATATATGAATTATATTTTATAATTTACTGGTTAAAGTAGTCACTAAACATAATCAGTATAAAAAAATTAACAATCCTGAGAGTAGTGACTCAACATTAGGAGAAATGAAATGGCAAAAAGAGCAGGAAAATATAAATTAACAAAAAGAGATAGTGCAATTTCTTTAATAGATGGTGGTGATTTAGTAGGTGGTGGAATAAATATACCTCCAGTAACTTTAACACCAGCAGCTAGTGTAGAATTAACAAAAGCAGCAAATTCAGGTAGATTGAATTTAATACCTTCAGTAGCTTCATCAAATGATGAATATGTATTACCAGTAGCATCATTCGTGGGTGAAACATATGAAATAGCTTGGAGTGGTATTGCAGCTGATGCTGATGATATACTTTTTGTAGCTCCATCCGCGGATGCACTTACATTTACAGGTGGTGTCTTACAATTTGATACTGATGAAGCAGGTGTTGGTGGATACACAATCGCTTTTCCAGGTGCAGACGATGATAAATTAACTATCGTTAATCCTGAAAGTTTCTGTCTTAAATTTGTAGCGACAACCACAACTAATTATCATGTTAGTGGATATGCTATGTCAACAGATACTGCAGTAGCATTTGGAGATTTATAAGAATAGAATAAATCAAACAATGTTATTAAACAACTTAAAAGGGTGTGATTTTTATCTCACCCTTTTTTGTTTTATTTGATATTTATATATGAAGAATAATACCCATTTTGGAGAATATTAATGTCAAAATTTTTGTTTTTATATGTAGAACCATCAAGTGCTGATGAAGTAACTGGTTCAACACCTCACGGAATTTACGATGCAGATTCTGAATTTCAAACCGATAGTTTAACCACTTGCAAATATGTTGCTAGTAAACTTGGACATCCAGTTATGCAACTTGAATTTAATAGTGGTTCTATATATGCTTGTTTGGAAGAAGCGGTATCGGAATACTCACAACAAATCAATCATTACAATACAAAAAATTGGATGTGGGAACATTATGGAAACACATCAACCGATACTGGAATGAGTTCAACAGGTTCACATCAAGCTGAAACTCCAAATGGTGGAATGTCTTTATTCACTTTAGCAGAACAATACGGACAAGCAGTAAATGTTGGTGGTAATACTACTATGTTTACAGGTTCTATAACCATTACATCATCTCAACAAGTTTATGATTTAACAACTGAGGCTAGTTTAGAGGAAGCTCACACAACAGCAAATCCATTAATAGTTCAACGAGTATTCAATCAGGCACCAGCTGCTATATCTAAATTCTATGACCCATTTGCTGGAACTTATGATAATATAGAATTACTGGATTCATTTGGTATGGGTAGTGTATCACCAGCAGTGTCTTATATATTAAGACCAATATCATATGATTTAGCTAGAGCAAATGCAATAGAGACAAATGATTTAGTTAGAAAGTCTGCATATTCATTTGAATTAATAAATAATAAATTAAGAATATTCCCATTACCAAAAGATGATGATGCTGGTTCAAAAATATATTTTCATTATTATAAACGAAATGATATGAATGATGTTACAATTGCTAAAACAAGTGGTAAAGTATCAGACCCATCCAATATACCTTATAAATTTTTAACCTACACAGAAATAAATTCAATGGGTAGAAATTGGATTAGAAAATATACATTAGCCCTTTCAAAAGAATTATTGGGAATTATTAGAAGTAAATATGCAGCTTTACCTCTTCCTAATGGTGAAGTATCTATGGATGGTGAAGCTTTAAAGGCAGAAGGTAGAGAAGAGAAGGCAAATTTATTAGAGGAATTGAATACATTCTTAGAAGCTGTTAGTAAAAAAGAACAAGCTTTAACAGAACAAGAAGTTGCTAATTCTCAACAAGAAGTATTGAATAAAGCTCCATTAAAAATATACATAGGATAATTAAATGTCACAAACAAAACCATTTTTCATACCACAAAAAGAATTTGATTTAATCAATCAAATGAATGAAGAATTGATTGACGAAATTGTCGGACAGTCAGTTGATATTTACAAAGTAAATGTTGAAAGAACAGAAGACAATTTATATGGTGAGTCAACTGCTAAATATTATGATATAGGATTCAGAGTTAATTGTTTGATTAATTATAATGAACCAGAGGTAACTCAAGATGAATTTGGTTCTGATACTAATTCAAGTATAGAGATGTTTTTTCAAAGAGAAAATCTTGCAAGTGGTTCATTGAATTTTTATCCTGAAGCTGGTGATATTGTAGATTGGAATGATTACTATTGGGAAATAAATGGAACGACAGAACCACAATTATTTGCAGGACATCCAAACTTTAAACATAACATTGTAGCGACAGCACATCGTTCAAGATTATCATCGTTACAAATTGAAGAAAGACCAAAATAATGCCAAACAAAGCAGCAAAACATAGAAAACAAGAAAGACAAAAAAAGAATAAGATGTTGGAAAGAACTGGTAGAACACCAGCACAAATAAAAAGATTTAAAAAACGAGGACAAAAATAATGGCTGTTCAACAAATAATAGGAAAAAAAATTACCAAATATGACACTTCAAATCCTAACTTTGTAGAAAAACCTAAATCTGAAGTTAAGGTAAGTGGTAATGTTCAAGATGATGAAGATGTCTATGGTGAAAGAAAACATACTTACACACCTGAACCAAATGGTAATTTACAAATGGAACAGATGATGGGTAAGTTGATGAATAAGTTGGATAACTTTGATTCACCAAGTCAAACAGGTGTGAAAGCTATTGAAGTAGATATTAAGAAAGAAATTGCAATCGGTAAAGCTGATATGAGTAGTATTAAATCAGAAGAGGTTAAGGGTAAGGTAAACAATAAACTTGATAAACTTAAAAAACTGAGAAGACAAAATGGCAGTAAATAAGATTACAAACAAACAAGTGGTGAATAAAGAATTAGTCAATAGAGCTAATGAAGTATCTACTAAAGGAACTACGATTCGTGGTAATAGAGAAACTACTATCGTACCAGGCAATAACTTCTCAGATAATTATGCAATTACTTTAAAAGATGTTGATACTGCAGTTCTAAATCATGTTAAGAATGTGATGAAGCCGAGAGTTAAAGAAGCCAATGAAACACTTAAAATACCTGTTTATTATGGTAATGAAGAAAGATGGAAGTCTGCTAGAAAAAGAGGAGTATTAAGAGATAAAAACAATGTATTAATACTTCCATTAATAATGTTACGAAGAACAGAGGTTTCAAGAAATGATTTATCAGGACAATCCTTTCCACACGATATTAGAAAACAACATGTTGATGTGGTTAGAAGTTCAAGATGGAGTAAAGATAATCAATATGATAGATTTTCAGTACAACAAGGAGTTCAACCTGTATATGAAAATGTAGTTACTGGAATGCCTAATTACTCAGATGTTAATTATGAATTTGTACTATGGACAAACTTCATTGAACAGATGAATCCATTAGTGGAATCTTTTGTAGACCAATCACATACATATTGGGGTGATGGAACTAACAATAAATTTTTATGTACAATCGATAGTGTATCAGATGCATCGGAAATGAATCAAGATGGGGAAAGATTTATTAAATCAACATTTAGTGTTACGACAAAAGCTTATTTACTACCAGAATACTTAAATTCAGTAATTACAAACAAAGTATCAAATGTAAAAAAATTCACAACACCATCACGAGTTACCTTTTCGCAAGAAAGTGATGCTACGGATAAACAAGTAGGAAAATAATTTACTTGTTTTCAAAATTTATATATACTTATATATAGACAATAAACAATTCACAATTGGAGGTTACAATGCCAGAAGAAGTAAAATTTACGGAAGAAGAAATTACACAAGTTCAAAACATACAAAAAAGTTATGCAACTGTTCAAACTCAATTCGGACAATTAAAGTTAGCTCAAATCAGATTAGATGAACAAGAAGTTGATTTAGAAGAAGCTTTAAAAAATATTCAATCAGAAGAAAAGAAATTTCTTGATGGAATTACCGAAAAATACGGACAAGGTTCTTTAAATCCTGAAACAGGTGTATTCACACCAAATAAATCATAATAAACAAAAATAAATCATTGTTTGAGTTTTTAATCATATATTTATATATGAATAATACTAATGCGCAAAATAGTATATTTGGTTAAACCTCAAAAATTAAAAAAGTTAACTTAGGAGAAATTCAATGGCCGAAAAAATAATTTCACCTGGTGTATTTACAAATGAAATAGACCAGACATTTTTACCGGCTGCTGTGGCTGATATTGGAGCTGCTATCATCGGACCAACACCTAAAGGTCCTGCAGGAATACCTACTGTTGTAACATCATATTCAGATTATCAAGCGAAATTTGGAGATGTTGTCACCAGTGGTTCATCTCAAGTACAATATCTTACATCACATGCGGCTAGGGAATATTTACAAAGTTCAGATACATTAACAGTAGTTAGAATATTAGATGGAAGCTTTGGACCAGCTACTGCTACTGTAAATACTGGTTCTCTATCAGTTCAAGCTACTGGATCAGGACAAACTGCAATCGCAGGAAATTCTGTAGAATCATTTACATTATCAACATTAGCTGATGGGACATTATTAAATAATGCTAGTACAGATTCAACAACAAATAATGTTTTAACTAATGGTACAGGCGATAATGTTAGATATGAAGTGTCAAATATAAGTAATAATAAAGGTACATTTACACTTTCAATTAGAGCTGGTAATGATAACATTAAAAGAAAACAAGTATTGGAGTCATTCACTGGTGTAAATCTTGACCCTAATTCACCAAATTATCTTGCTAAAGTGGTTGGTGACCAAAAACAAGAAGTTGGAACTGATGGAACTACAAAATATCTAAAATTAGTTGGTGATTACCCAAATAAATCAAGATATGTAAGAGTTTCAAACATTCCAGAAACAAGTAAAACACCTGACTACTTAGATGAAAATGGAAATGTTAGAGTTCCTGCAGCTTCTGCTTCACTACCTGAAGTTGGTAGTGGTTCAAATAATGGTGGATTTAGTGGTGGTACAAATGGATATGTTGGGTTGAATAGAAATGGAACAGCATCAGGTAATGGATTACTTGTTGGTACAGGTTCTTTAAATGCTTTAAATTTCTATGAAAACATAACTGCAGATACACAAGGATATAATCCAACTGATTTAACAACTGCAGATGGTGGAGCTGCTTATTCACAAGCTCTTGACTTACTTGCCAATCAAGATGAATTTGATATTAATTTAATATTAGTTCCTGGATTGGTTCACAATGTACATAGTGCTGTAACTAATAAAGTGATTGATGTATGTGAATCAAGAGGTGATTGTTTCGCAATTATCGACCCTGTGGTTTATGATAAAAATCCAAGTGATGCTGTAACAGAAGCTGAAGCAGTTAATTCAAACTTCGCAGCTATGTATTATCCATGGGTTAAAGTACCTGATTCACAAGTCGCTGGAACTCAAAGATGGGTGCCACCATCAGTAGTATTAGGTGGAATATATGCATTCAACGATAGAGTTGCACACCCCTGGTTTGCTCCTGCTGGATTGAATCGTGGTGGAATCACAACAGCTATTCAAGCTCAAAGAAAACTAACTCAAGGTGAAAGAGATACATTGTATGATTCAAATGTTAATCCAATCGCAACATTCCCTGGACAAGGGGTGACTGTATTTGGACAAAAAACATTACAGAAAAAACCAAGTGCTCTTGATAGAATCAATGTA